AATAACCATCTCATCAGTCGTTATGTATACTCCCATCTGTTCTTAAAATAAATTATAAATCTGATTAGCTTATTCAGTAAGTTGATTTAGTTTGGTCAAAGTAGTCTTGGATTTCTTGGTAAGTCCATGCTCTTTTCTCTATTATGAAGTTAGAAATGTAACCATAAGCTCATACTCCATCTTTACCACTAAAGCTGAATGGAGTTATATTATTATATGGTGCTAGTCATCCACTTCACAATAGTACAGTCTTTACTCAGTTCTGGTATATGCTTCACTCTCAGTTGTCCATCACAATTCAGAATAGTACCCATTGATTACTGCTAAATGATGAGAATGTGCTATATGTATTAACAGGATTACCCCATCTCACTTGCTTAAACTGTCAAACCCTGAATCAGCTTCATCACCAACCTTGCCCATTGTCTCCGAAAGCTCAATCTATTGAACCACTACTTACATAAATCCATGTCAACCATGTGTAGTCAGTATAAGTAGTTAAAACATCTATACTACTTACTGAGCAAGTAGAGCCATTCATGTCTAAGCAAGTAACTCATCCAACTGTAGTAATTTGTGTGCTGTTAGTTGTGGTAAAGTTATAACCATTTCAAGAATAATCATTCCAATCTGTGTCAAATGGGTAATATACTATTGTGTCTGCTCATGGTTGCCATCATCATGGAGTAGCACCTCATGGAACAGTCAAGTATAAACTATTAGAGTCATACGTCCCTAAGTTTGCATAATCTCATTCAGTACCACATCGAATCTTCATTCCTGTTGTAAGTATATTTCCTGTTTGGGAACTTACTACTACATCTCATCATCCACTTGGATTAGCCCAAGCTATATTTCAACTTACTTTACTTAATACCTGTCCATCGGTTCCTCAGCTTGGAACTCATGTAGGAACACTACCTCCATCCTTAATCAGCTTTCCTGTAGTCCCATCAAATACTGCTAAATGACCGTTAGTAGAGCTATCAGGTCATACTACATCTCAGCTTCCTCCTCAACCACTCTCATCATCCCATTCATATCAACTATTCGTTTTCTTTAGCACCTGTCCTGTTGTTCAGTCGTTTCATGGAGCAAATCATGTAGGGACGCTTCCTCAGTCTCTAATTACCTTTCAGGTTGCTCAGTCAAAGACTGCCATGTGTCAGTTGGTGGAACTATCAGGTCATTTAACATCTCAGTCTCATCATACTCAATCTGCTCAGTCTTGCACTTCAAAACTAAAAGGCTCTCATTCATCAAAATTCATAGTAACAGTAGTAGTCTTTCAGACTTTTGTACTTGTTACACTTGCTATTCAGTTTCAGTCAGCTCATGGATTTCCCTGAGATCATTTCAAGTCAGCTACTGCTATAATCTTTGTCCAGCTGTTGCTCTCAGACTTATACCAAATGTATCAGTCTTCTACCTTCATAACGATACTGTCTCATTCAGCTTTTACTCCTGTGTTTGTAGTTCATATCCACCATACTCAGTTAATTATCTGTGGCTTATATCACTCTACAGTAGCAGCCAGCTCATTGAAGCTATCGTTTATCTTATCTCTCGCTACCTTTCAGCTGTCTCCATAGTTTATTGGTAAATCTGCCATTGTTATTGTTTATATAAAGTAAATTAGTTATCGTTCCATATACCATCAGCATCCCATATTCACTGATCGTTCCATATTCATCTTGCAAGTATCCACTCATCTAATGATGGGTCTCTATACGATACACAATACTCGAATGTATATGTCAATGGTATATCGTAGTCTACCTCGTATTCTGTCTGAGGTAGCTCTTCTACCTCTATAGTCTTACACGCTGGCATTAGGTACATAAACACTATTTAAAACTTTTCACTTAATAGTAGAAGGATTAAATCTGACTTTCTTTAAGTTCTTAACTCCCCAAATATCTGCTTTCAGACTTCACTCTTTTCATTCTGTATACTCTCAGTATATATCAAAGTATAGAGTTCAGCTATCTACTACTCAGTCTACTTCTAACAAGCTATCATCAGCAAATCTGATCTCTAACTTGTAGCCTGTAAACTCTGTAAGGTCTAAATCAGAAGTAGTGTTATTTTCTATCTCCTTAACCTTAAACCTCACTCTTGTATCACTTCATTCTAATATTTGCATTGTTATTAGCTTACAATAGTAAATGTTCCATCTGATGTGAATGTATGGATTGTATAACCTCAACTTGTAGTAACAGTTCCTCATGTAGCACTATTTATTCCATAGCTTCAATCTGTTGGATAACGTATAATAACCACTCAACCCTGAGCAGATCATTGGATACCTCCTCATACACCATATCAAGTATGCGTAGTTCAATCTGTTCAGTGTTGTCAGCTATCTCTATCTGTTGCACCAGCTCCTCATCGACCATAATATGCAGTTGTCCCTGTAATATCGCTTATCAGTCATTCTCCTCAGTCTCCTCAAACCGTTCCAGTACGAGTATTAGACCCAACTCAGTTTCATCATTCTCAGAATGCTCAACCTCATCATCACCTACCGTTATAAGTTCAATCTCCATATTCCCCTCAAGGATATGTTTTTATATTAAGCCCTGCATATCAGCTTTTTCACGCATAATCATCATAGTTAGATGTTGATTCTCCACCATAAACCGTTCATACTCAAGCCATCGTAGTTGAGCCACCTACTCATCCAGATACTCAGGCAGCTCATACAGTGATAGAATAAGTTAAGCTATCTCAAAGTCAGATTTTCTCTCTAAGAGATACTCAACCACCTCATCATCATGCTCTACCTCCACTGTATCATCCTCAGGCAACCAATAATACATCAGCATATCTTGTATTACCTACTAATACATCATCACTTAGGTATATTCTCTGCAAGTTTGGCACTAATGTTAGCACATTATCTGCTGCTCATGATGGAGCAGATGAGTTTTCCCTGATAATAAAATCTGATAGCTCTACAGTGCTTACCAAATCCCACTGCTCAGTTACTGCATTATATCTATAAAGCTCTCATGTATCATCTACAGTAGCAAACATTCAACCAAAAGGAGAGGCATAAGCCTGAAGCTCTGTAGCATCTGCAAAGTTAGGATATTTTACTCACTTTTCTGTAGTTAATAACCCTTTATATGTAGCATTTCAGTTGCTCGTTATTGTACCTGAATAAGTCTGGTTTCATGTCCACGTTATGTTATCATCTTTATCTATAAAGTCTCACGCTCATACTGTGATAAACGCTATTGTTCAAGGATTCCATGTTAATTTCCTATTAGCTACAGGTGTTTCGCTTGCATCATCACTTAACCCTCTCTTTGTGAAGGTTAATACTCAGTTACTACAGCTTGCTCTGGTTGTCTCCATTATTGTCCTATCATCATTTGTTAGCACCACTGTTTCTTCTGAGAATGTTGGGTAGAACTTATTACCATCACTATCTACTTTATTGATTACCTGCGTTGTTTTTGCTGTCATGTCAGTAGGTAGTAGGGTAGTTGTAAGTCTGAAAGAAGTCTGATTCCTCATTTGTTATTGGTTTAGATATAAATTAGTCCTCATCTTTAACTTTCCTGCTCAATATACTCATGATTTTATTGATAAGTACATTCACAGTCACTATCGCTCAGTCTCTATACGCTATTTCAATAGGGTCTGAGTATCTTTTTTCCTCTATTAAGAGTGCATTCTTCGTACTTTTTAGCTCCTGCAACAACGCTTTTAATAAATCTGGCTCAAATTCCTTTAATCTATCCACCCCAGATAAAGCATTCTCTGGGTTATACTGTTGGAGCAGCTGGTTGCTGTACTTCTGGAGTTTCTGCAGCTTGCTCTTCTCCACCAAAATTGATGTCTTGAGGCATTTGTTGCATACCCATTGGATTACTCATTTCATTTTGTCATCATGTAATGCTAAAACTATTTACTAACTGTGTCAACTGTGCAGAAGCCTCTCTTACTTCCTGCTCATTACTCTTAATATCTACGTTTTCTTTATCTATGTTGAATAATATGTCTAATCTATCACTGATCTTATCAAATTCATCTGTTGGCTGTTGCATCTGTGCTGCCATTCACTTCATCTGCATTATCATCTGCTTAGCCTGTATGTATTTAGTGATATTCTCTACCTCCAAAGCCTTCATTGTACTCTGTGTAGATGGAGTAACTATCCTTACTTTCATTCATCTCGCTCCCTCGATTATCTCAGGCTTAAGGTCAAAGTAGTCTTTATAGTCTTTAGCCTCTTCTATGTTCAAAGGGTTACCTTGCTCATCCTTATATATCTTATATCATTCCACTGGTATCTGGTATCGCTCATAATTCTCTAACTTTTCTTTCTCATCTATCATACGTTCAGCATACTGATAAGGTAGGAAAGTGAATATGTTAGATAACATAAGAGTAAAAGCCTGCTCCAATCCATGTATCCTTGTTTCATATATCGTTTTTAGCCTGTTATTCTGCTCTTCCTTCATCACGCTTGTTTCAAATGCTGTCTTAGCAGGAGATGTATATGGTGCTTTTATGCTTATTCATGTAAGATAACTTCCCATATCATCCATAAGCATGATTACATTAGTCAACTGCTCTATGTTTACGCTTGTATTATACGGTGTTATGTCTCTTGCGTTCCCCTTAGTCATCTCTATCACGTTAATCTCTCATGGCTCTACGAATATCTCTCCATTTATCTCTGTTCATTCTCATGCAAATAAGATACTTCAAGCGTTTAGCCATGCACCTCAGATCATAGCAGAGTAGAAATTCTGATTTAATGCCTTGATAGTTGCATATCTCTCAGGGATTCCTATTCCATATATGCTGTAAGGGTTGTTGTAGAACTGCACAGGAACTAAAGGTAGCTCTCAGTGTCTTGTAGATGCAATACCGTTGTATATTACTATCTTTTCGTTGGCTATGATTATGTATTTAGCATATAGCTTGTTATAATAATGCCGTAATTTTACCATCTGAGAATCTGTGTTTATCTCTCTATTCTCATCCGTTATATCTGTTGTTCATACATACTCAGCATTAGTGAAATCTGATTTAGATTTACCGTTATCATCCAAATATCTGAGCTTATACTCATCAATGCTTAGGTATTCCTCATAGATACAGTCTACACATTCCTCAAATCTCTTAGCAGTATCATCAAAATAAGCCTGTCTAATAGGTATATCTTTTACTTTTACGTGTAGCTGCTCTATCCTTTCAAGCTCTCACTTAGGGTTGAAGTATCAATCGTTGGTTTCTTTAGCAATAAACTTACTCTCAAGCTCTAACCCTGAGAATAATATAGCCGTTCAGTATCTGGCTCTGGAATAATCCATGTGAAGTCTGATTTCTTTTGTTATTGCCTCCTTATAGATAAAGTGGTCTAACGTATATTTAGCCAGACTTAGCATTATTCAGTCTGGTCTACCATCAGCTTCTACTGAGATAGGTATTTGACTATCCTGCATACCTATACTTGCCTCAATTAAAGCCTCTTCTACCTTAAGGTTAGGAGAAACCTGACCATTCCATTTATAGCTTGGTTTAGCCTTGAATGTCCTGTCTATATAATCTCGCAGTGCTTCATGTTCGTTTCTTCCCTTCTTCATGTCCTCGTATCTATCTTTCACTCTTTGTAACGCCTCCTCATCGCTTTCAGATACCTTAAGATGTATCTTCTCTTCCAATGTACTGCTTTCTAACTTGTTAGTTGTTACCATGCTGGTGTTAATTTATGTGATAAATTACGCATTTTCTTAATCTCTCATGTGAATGGGTTAGTCTGTCTGTATTCTTTCTCAGTCTTTCTAATCCTTTGTGGATTCTCCCAGAATGTTAGCATTAAAGCATCAGCATCATCAGGAGATTTCCCAAACTCTTTTCTCATTTCCTCTTTATCCATTATCCTTATCTGTCCTTTAGTCGTTCTTTTATACTTAATCATAAGTAAATCTGACCACTCTCTTGCTGTTCATATCAGTTTAAATCACTGCTTGCATTCCCTTTTAAGCCTCCAATAACATTCAGCTCTCTTATTCAGGAAGGTAACGTTATCATCAGCCTGATTTCATACATTTACTCATCTTGCTATCACTCATTCCTTAGCAAGCTCAACTCATACATTAGCACCCACTCCAAAGTTATCATAATAAATCTGATCATCTTTTAGTCTAGGTAGTAATGACTGAATTTGTATCGCCTTCTGTGCTACAGACTTCTCGGTGCTTTTCTGCTCCCTTGCTACTCTCTTAGCATAGAAGTTATTTCTTGCTACAAATGAGCTAAAGTCTTTACCGTTCCCTGAGGGGTCTATTCATAGTTTGTCAAACTCTGTAACCTCATAGCTTGCCTCTTCATCTGTAACAAACGTAATCTCGTTAGGGTCAAACAATGGGATTCGCCCTTTATCATCTATTAGTCAGGCTTTAGGGAAATCTCATAGCACCCTCACTCTATACTGGTCAGAATCTTTACCGTAATCATCTATGATATTTCATACAAAGCTCCAATCTACTATAGGGGACTGCTCAGAATTAAAAGATAAATTCTGAAATGTATCTGTGTTATCAGTGAAACTCTTGTAAAAGTATCACTCCAACCTTGTAGGGTTAGAGATCATAAGGAATACAAAGTTTTCGTTAGTCATTGCTGACATTGCAGTCTCAAATATCTCATCAGGTACTCAGCTCGCCTCATCTGCTATTATCATAAGATTATCAGAGTGCAGTCAGGCAAGTGCTTCAGGATGTTCTTTAGCTGCTGTTCTTGCTCTTGCATATCGTGCAGCCTTATCTCAGTCGCTTTCTCATACTCTTAGATAGTTCTGTGTATGCTCAAATAGCTCCTTTATTCAGTCAGGTAGTCTATCCTTTCGTAGTGCTAACTCCTTCCGTAATACATCTTGCATCTGTATCTGAGTAGGAGCTGTACAACCTATAACAGCATGATAATAACAAAAAAGAAATCGGATTATTATTATGGAAATAATCGATGATTTCCCTATTCAGTGTCCAGATTTGATAGATATTTTCTTTTTATCCTCTCACTTAATGGCTCTTGATACAGCTAACACTATCTCTACCTGCTGCCATGTTAAGTTCTCGTATTTAGTAAACTTATCAAACATACTAAGATTCATTCTACTATAGTCTCCAGTCTTTCTACAGTCTTCAAGTAGTGTCTGATATTCAGGTAAAACAGCTTGAGGAGTTAATCAAAACATATCCTCAATAAATTTAAGAGGATTGTTCCCATATTCTTCATATATTCTAAGCTCCTCTTCCATTCATTAGTGTAGAATAAAAACATATCTTGTTATGAAAGTAATACATACTGAAAATAAAAACAGTTATATTTTTTGAGGTGGTTTTTATAGTTATAAACTAATAAATAAATCTGTTCACTATCTCGGCTAAGTGTTTATTTGACATAATCATCTTATTCTCGTTCAGCCTTTGAGACTGGATAAGCTCCCTGAGTTTTATATCCCAGTGTGTTCTAAGTGGAGAGGGTCTATCAAACTTATCATAAGCCTCAATCAGCCTTTTAAAGTGTGTATAATCATGAGCCTCTAAGTGCTTTCAGCTCTTGTTATATAACGCATAAGAGAAGCCATATATAAACATCTTCCAGACATACTCATTATCACAGGCTTGATGCCATGTGCTTGCCGTTCAGACAGTCTTCTGCTTCCTTTTGTCCCATGTATATACTGCATCTTTACATAAGGCAAACTTATCTATGTATGAATAGAGACTTGATGTGTAAGCCACATCCTCATACAGTATTCATGGTCAGGTATATCATGTAGGGAATTGAGCCATCCTTGCTATATCAGTCTTCACTATCTTATTTCGTACAGCTACCCAAAATATGTTGCCTTTAGTTCATCTGTTCTGCACCATCTCCTCAAACGTATATACTACCGTTCTTTCAGGTCTTTTAGAGCAGGTAAGATATAGCTCATGCTTGTTAATATCGTTACGAATAAGAGCAGGGCAGATAGCAATATCTACTCATTCAGATTTACAAGTCTGATATAATCTCTCATACATATAAGGATGGACTATATCATCGTTATCACAGAATGCCAGATACTCTCAGCTTGCCATATCCATTCATCTGTTCCTTGTTACGCTTACTCATCTATTCTCCTGATGTACTGCCTTAACACATCAGTAGTTCTTAGCATATCGTTGGGCTATCTCTCGTGTATTATCTGTGCTTCAGTCATCTATCAATATAAGCTCTATATCTTCTAGGCTACTACTTAATATACTGTCTATAGTTCTACACATAAACAATTCTGAATTGTATAGGGGTACAACTACAGATAGTGTATAGTATCTACTATGCTCTCTTGGTGGTAAATCTATAAACGCTGTACCTACTCATTTCTTAGTAAAATCTTTACTATAAGCATATACTACCAGTCAGGTATCTCATGGTAGCTCTACAACCTCATCCTCAGTCTCACAGATAAGATTTCATTTACCATCATACACTCTATATAGATCATATATTCACTCAGTCCTAAATGCTAGAGTATATCAATGGTAGCCTTTAAAGGTAGTTATAAGAAAAGGCTCTACCTCTTTATTGATTTCTATATCTTTATATCTTAAAAAATCTGACCTCTTTTCATCAGTCGCTACTCGTACAAAATTCTGTGTCATTGCCATTTCCATGAGACTATATATTATATTATATATGTAAATCTGTCAATATGTTGAGCTTTTACGTTTCCCCTACGGAGCGATTTTCTCTAATACAAGTTTACAACTGCTTATTTGACATTTTCTCATTTTTCTCTATCCAGCCTTTTCTGTTGCATTGCTTTAGCTATTCATACAAGGCTGACTTCTCACTTAACATCTATATCTTGCTTATCTGAGTATCTTTTATCTACCTTGAATAAGATGTCTGTGCTGTCTCTATTCTTCTCATTCATTGCTCTCTCATAGCTCACAAATTTGATAGCCTGAATGTACATCTCTTTTCGGTGTTCAATTTGTTCAACAAACTCTTTATCCTCATTCTTTCGCTTAACTAAAACCTGTTGTGAAATCTCAGCATAAGCACAAGCCTCTCATTCAGTACATCATTTCATCAAAGCCTCTTGGAGTTTCTTTAATACTTCTGGTGTCTTCTTAGATGGCTTTCATGTGGCTATTTTCCCATTAGGCTTTAGCTGATACTTGGCTTCTTCTCAGCCTTTTGTGCTTCACAATGGCAGTTTTCTCTTAATTATCTTAGTTTTAGGCTTTCATACCATCTTCTAACTTCTTAGAGGATAAAATAGATTCTACAGCTACATCTACCCCAAATCATATCATGTTAAGTCTCCATCTTTCGTATTGTTTTCTGATGATGGGGATAAGATATTCAGTGAAGTATTTTTCTTTGGATTGGAATCTGTTACGCTTAGGTAATCATTCCTTATAAAGAATCTCTAAATTCTGACTAAATTTGTAGCCTGTCTTTAGTCAGAGTTCTATAACTTTGTAATCAACGTAATCCTTCCTGTTCTTTCTATAGAAGTGTGGGTCTTTTATTATGTATGTGTATTCTAGTTCTAGTAGGTCTTCTTTTTTCATCTCTTTAAAAGGGGAATAAAAAGTCTGTTTTCTCTCATGTAATGTATTGTCACAACTCTTGCAGAATGTATCGTGTTCTCTTATCGGTTTGAAACAGATGGGGCATAGCTTGGATCAGATTTTCTTTTTGAGGTTGCTTGCTCTGTTCCAGTTATCTCTTAATAGCTTTCAACATTTAAGGCAGTACTTGGATTGTGTCTTACATTCTTGTCAGCATATTAAGCAATGTCTCATATGGTAAAAGGAATTATATAAATCTGAATATGTGAGCAATCACATCTACTGTCCATCAATTTCAGAGCATTTTATATCTCTGAGCATCAGATACTCATTCAGTATAATTATCAGGTAGTGTTTGTAGCCTTTCGCATTCAATAGGAGTAAGTTTTCTTATCCTATCTCAGTTTACTACCATTTGTCATCTATCACTCATAGGATTTGCTGGGATGCAATAGCTTTTATCTGTTCTCATTCATCGGTTATTTTTATCTCTATCTCCTGCTCATCAAATTCTGATTATATGTGTTGTTCTTGTCATGTGTCATTCAGAAGTTAAAATAGTTCTACTTGGTCTATCTACTATGTCAGGGAAGGGGATGCCTCACTCACTGTAGATATATTTATATCAATCTCTCTCTCTCTGAATTTTTTTAGGTCATTTCAAGTATTCCATCTTTGCTAACTGTTGCTCATTCAGATAGTATTTTTCATCCACATCCTCCTGTAATATATCTTTAAGAATCAACCCTTTATTCTGTGGTAAACATACTCATGGTATATTAGTTCGGTATAATCTTTTTCTACTCTGAGCAGATACTAAAGCTGAATTGATTTCAATAGGTTGTACTCCTAAATATCAGCTGATTATATCTATTCGCTCTTTCTTCATTTTCACATTCTCTAAGAGAAAGTATTTAGGTTTGATTTCCTCTTTTAGCCTTACAAATTCAAAGAATAATTTACTACGAGGATCATCAAATGCTAATTGCTTACCTGCCACAGAGAATCACTGACAAGGGCTACCTCAAATAAGCAAGTCTATTGGTCATTCTCACACTATTCAACTTTCATTACATAGGTACTCTCATCAATTATCAAAGTCTGGAGTAGAATATCGCACTTTAGTTACATCTCAGATTTCTATAATGTCTGGATGGTTTTTAGTCGCTATCTGTATAGCATACTTATCTATCTCACTTGCATAGTAAGCATCTATCGGTATTCATGCTCTCTGTAACGCCTCATATCCACAAGCCATTCAGTCAAATAAACTCAGTACTTTCATAGGGTAAAAAGGTTAAAATAAAGCTGATTAAAATAATCTCTGTTGCTGTATTTGTTCTTGTTCCTTTAGTCTATCCTCAGCCATCTGGACATACTTAGGATTTATCTCTATTCCTATAAAGTTCCTATTGGTATTCTTACAGGCTACGGCTGTTGTTCAGGATCATAAATAACAGTCTAATACAGTATCTCATTCATTACTGCTTATCTTTATCATTCTTTCTATAAATTCTAAAGGTTTTACTGTTGGATGTTTATATTTTCATCCTCATTTAGTTGATATGTAGTATGTGAAATAATTATTAAATCATGTATCAGAATTAAATGTTGTTCATCATTCATGAATATAAACACAATATTCTTTATCTTGCAAATAGTGTCAGTTATTCAATGGAGTAGGATTTGTTTTAAGCCATAATAATATCTCCCATTTATATTTATTATTCTTTGCAAATCTAATAAATGTCTGTTTGTTCGTATATAAGCATTGAATCTTTTCATTTTGCTTTTGATTAACTCTAACATTTCTGTTGGATCATACTCAAGTCAAAAGCTGTTGTTTATCTCCTTTATGTATAACTTATTTCACTTTTTCATTATTCAACTTCACCTGTCATCTTTACTAGCAAACTGATACGGTGGATCTGTAAGCACTAAATCAATGGACTTATCTAAGATTTTTTTCCCCCTCAGTATATCTATACAATCTCAGGTTATAATTTGGTTTGTTTCCATCTACTTAAAAAAGTTTATAAATCTGAATCGTATGTTCTTTAGCCTGTTAGGTCTCATGTTACGTTTATTTCTTACCATGTTTGTCTCGCTTGGTGTATAAATAGCCTCCTTCAGCACCATTCACTCTTTAAGTCTGACATAGAAGCGAGGATAACTTACAGGGGTCTTATCCATCTGCCTCATCCTCTCTAAGTGCAGTTTGTAGAAATACTTAATATCTCATCTCTTGTATAGGGGATTTAGTTTGCTCATCTGACTTGTAAAGATAAATAAGAAATCTGTCTGCATAGTTGGTTTATAGTCTCCTTGTCCTCTCTTAGCTTGAGCCTCAATATCTCTAATTCTCTACTGAGTTGTTGTATCTCCTTATCCTTCTTCTCTATCTCCATGTATTTCCTATTTAAAGTAGCTTGAGTAAGTCTCTCTGAATCTGTCACGTGTTTCATCGGTTTTGTTTTAAAAAATAAAAAAATTCTGACTATTGTGTCAGTTTGTTGGTTTCTTCTATCAGATATTTTTCTACTTTTTCGTAGTCCTTGTCTCGTATCCCTTTAGCTTTGGCTTTGAGGTTATCGTATCGTGTTCTACCTCTAGTCTCTATCACTCGCTCAGCAAATTCCATAGGAGTCCTATGAGCTGAGAATTTCTGAGACATCGTATGGCATCAGCTACATAAACATATCCCATTATCTAGATCATATCTTGTAGCCCAATTAACCCTAGAAAAAATATGATGGCTATTCAGGAACTTAGTTTTTCAGCAATGCTCACATTTAAAGCCTGCCTTGATTTTAACTAACTTGCTCCATAGATCATCACAGATTTTAAATTCAGGTTTACTTTTTTTTGCCATAAAACCAAAACACCAAGATATAAACATCTTGGCTCTACCATTGTATCTCCACTTACCTCTCTTATATGATTGTCGAAACGATATACAAGAGATTTTTTAACTAACTTTTAGTTATCATAAAATGCAGACTTGCTCTTGTATTTGATTATTGACTTTTATATATTTTGTTTTATAGGTGGAGGTAAGATTGGTAGAGTTATTATACTGATTTTACTTTTTAATTTTACTCAAAACATGATAGAAAGATTTTTAGGTTATATCGCCTACAATAGATGTCTCTCTGGAGAGACTGTTCTTAAATACAGAAAAGCTCTTAAGAAGTTTAACTTATTCTTAGGAAGAAAAGGAAAAAACGCTGACCATCCTGAAGAGATAACTTTAGAGGATGTATCAGGTTTCATCTCTGATATAATTGAGCAGGGGTTATCTCCTACATACTGCAACTGACTACTAATTGGGATTAAATCTTATTTGAATTATTTGAGGGATATTTTGTATATGGATGTTATTGATCCACATAAGATAAGATACTGCAAAACTCCTGAAAGGAATGTAGGATACTTCAACGAAAAACAAAAAAGGCTGATTCTGAATGCCGTTAATAATGGAACTTGTGGGAGAGATATAATCTGTCTAAAGCACAAGCTATTGGTTTATATGTTTTTCCATACATGATTGAGATGCCATGAATTGATAAAAATAAAAGTAGATGAAATCTGAGAGAACTTGCAGGTTATTGGTAAATGAGGGAAGAGAAGAACTGTATATCTAAGGAAGGAGATATTGGATATGATAGAGGAGTATTTGGCAAAGAGAAATAAGAAGTCTGAATACTTGTTCCCTCATCGCTGCAAAGAGGGTCAACACATGACAGATGCTGCTGTTAGAGGTGTGTTTTTTAAGCTGGCAAAAAAATTAGGTTTCTGAATCCACCCTCATAAATTCAGACATACATTCGCTACTGATCTGCTCCGTATACCATGAAGCAACATCTACAATGTAGCCAAATTATTAGGTCATAGCAACATAAACACTACTCAGATTTATTTAGGATTGAATGATGCAGAACTAAAAAAAATACAATTCTGACTGAAATTTTAAAAAGGACTTGAAATTGAAAAAAAAATTATTAAGCTAACATCAACATCAAATTTGGAAAGATAAGAAAATCTGAATTACAGGATATTTCTATCTCGTAAATCAGGCTTACTTATCTAACCGAAACTGATGTTAAACATCGGTTTTTCTTTATGTATCTCCACTTAAGTTACATAAAGCTCTACCAAATAAACCAGATGTTTGGGTTGGGGTTAGGCACTTGTACATATAGTGCTGTAGATACTCCCCAATCTATCTACAGCATTATATGAGCAGGTGCTTTTTAGTTTGAGAATAGAAGTCTGCTCATACAGTACAGACTTTTATTTTTTTCAAACAAAAAAACATGAAGGAGAAAATTACCATTGATGATGTTATAGAGTTCATCGTTAAAAACTCTGACAATACTGAATGGATGGATAAGTTGAATAAAGCAACATTTCCATTCACAAGTAAATATGCTGAGTTCTCAAGAACTACACAGTATATCCCCATCAGAAAAATAGATAAGTGAAGTGAAATTGACTTTATATTTTAATCCTATCAGTAATGTCTGATGGTAAAACAGGTAGAAAAGGTACTTTCATTGTTAGAAAAAAGTATCGATGACCGATTAAAAAACTATCACAGAAGCAGAGAGCAGAACTAATAGAATATATCTTCTTATACCAAACTGAGTGAGCGTATAAATGTGATGATCCTTTGGTATGAATGCTGATGGATATTATGGTGGATGAGCGAAAAAATGATAGCGAAAAATATGATAAAAAATGTCAAAAAAATAGAGCAACTGCTATAGAAAGAGAGAAGAAAAAACAGAAGAAGAAGCAGGATAAAGAGCAGTTGGAAAGTCAAGAAACTACGGATAGCACGAACGTGCACGAACGTGCACAAAAAGCACAAACGTGCACGAATAGCACGGATATATGATATATGATAAATGATTGTGATTGTGATACATGATTAAAAGAAATTTCTTCTAACGAAGAAATTGAGCAACGCTCATTCTGAGACAAGGGCATCAATAACTTGATAAACTTGATTAAGCAACAGTGCGATGATTTAGGAGTAGCTTATGATAAGTACAAGGATAGATATTTTGCTGGCTTTATACTAACAGCTAAAGAATACTGAGCTTTCTGCGAGAAAATCTGACAGGGCAGGGTCGAGTTCGCAGTCAACGTTCTCAAGGCAAGCGTGGGGATTGGCTACTGGAAATGAATAGCATCATGACCTATGAAAATATACCAGAATTACGCCGATATTTACAACGAAACGCTCAAATACAAAGCCAAAAATTCAAAAAATTTAATTCAGAGTTTTTAGACCAATGGATGAGATTAAACAGTACAAACCTATAGCTCTTGTGTTCTATGTAGACTGAAATGGAAACAGAACAGCCTTACCTTTAGAGGAATCTAAGAGAGAGGCATTCAAGAAAGCTATTGAAACTAGCAAGATGGTAGAGCTTGACTGAATAACGATCAATACATTTGACATCAAGGAAATCAGACCTGCTGCTCGTATTACAGAATTAGAAAAGTTTTACTACTCACAACCACGAGCCGAAAGGAACTACATAAACCAAAGAACTCTGAAGATAGCAGGAGATAAGGTAAACACACTTGAGTATCGGTTATGATTATGAGAGCAACAGGCAATAGAAAGATTTGAGGGAATGCTGAGAGTTTATCACGATTTATCCAATAACCAAAGTGAATAATGACCTACCAAGAAACTTATGATTTCCAAGCTACATCGAAGGAGAAAGCACTGGAAGCTATGAAGAAAATAATAGTGGAACATTACCGAAAATACTGAAAGATATTACACATTCAGGATTTATGGATGATTAACAAGGACTTACGAAGATGTAATTTAGTTTACTAACCAACTAATCAAAATGAAAAAACTACTAGAACTACTCAATGAGTATCAGACAGTTAAAGAGAACTGATATAAGTGAGAATGAAACTGATGGGAACTATGTGAATACGATGAAGAAAAAAAACCAATGTTGGTTTATGAATACAATGGATTTAGTTCGGCTGATGATGATGCTATTGCTATCATGATAAGCAAGGCATATTGATTCATCAGGTGGCTCATTAAGAACTGATACACTACAATGGATTATTGAGATTGATTTAAAAATACGGTTAGCGAAAAGACCTTGCTAACTATGTGTGCAATATCAGATGAGCCAATTAAAACACTTATGCAATATTTATCTTAATTACAACCTATAACAATGAAAAAAGCAAAAATCTTAGAAATCTGAAAGCCTAGAAAATGGGAATGACCACATGGAGATGTGTTCTACATTCCTCTCAAGTTGGATAACTGAGAAAACATTACACTAGGTAAGAAATCAGAAACAGCCTTTACTGTTGGAGATGTAGTCTGCTACGAGGTAGTAGAAGAAGGTAAAAAATGGAAAGAGGTAAAAGAGAATCCTTTTAAACCTAAAGCAGCTAACTCTGAATCTAACAACAGAGGGGCTATGGTATGAATGAGTGTAAAACTCGCATTCGATAAGGTCTACAACGATGAGAAAGACTTAGAGAAGGCTAAAAAGCTATCAAGGGAAATCTTCAACATTGCTATGGAGCTTTATAACGAGGATAAGCCTGAGGGTAATTGAGGAGAAGATAAATCTGAATCTAATGAGAATGAATATCAGGATCTACCTTTTTAGAAGGGGAGGTAAAGCATGAAGAAACTAGGGAGGAGTTCTTAGAGAGAAAGAACAAGGAAGTTATGGAGAAAATCAGGCTTCTTAGAAAGATGTCTTTACCTCCTGCATGGATGGATCAGTCGCCTGAAGCTATTGAAAAATGGCATAACATGGAGGACTAATCACTTGAGCCGAGCATCTCGTTAAACTGCTTATGAAAGGATGGTCAACCAAAGACTATAAAATGGTTGGGCTTGTTAGTCATCGAATCTCTGCGATGTGAAATAAAGTGAGATTACCGAAAAAAATAATTCTTAGAAAATCTTGCAAGCTCAAATTATTTAGATTTTAATTCTACGAATGACAAAAAAACAACGAAAGATACTAGGTGGTATCGTTATCATTATTGCTTTAATCTTAATGATGGTCGCTCAGTCGAACAAGATACCACAAGAGAAATCTGAAACCTCTCTGTGAGATTTAGTCAACCGTATGGACTGACTTCGCTCGCTTAAGGAGGAATGTGTAAATAATCTCAATATTGTGGATAGTGCTAAGTTCCTAGATGGAAACACAGGTTACTGCGATAATTGGGATGCTGAAATCATAGAATTGAGAAATCAGATTAACCTCATGTCTAAGAAGGACTATGAGGGTTTAAGGTAGAGCAGTCAAGCTCAGAAAAAAAACCTACTACTCCTAAGGTAGTTGAAAAGAAGGAAGTAAAATCTGAGGTAAAACAAGAGCCTACTCCTAGTGGGAGCAAGATAACTCATAAAGGATTCCCTGCTGATAGTAATGTGCAGCAGTATGTGAGGTATGCGTATTCAAAAGGCTGACTTCAACTAGTTACATTAATGGAATGTGAAAATGCACTACGAGATCCATATAGAAAGGCTGAATGAAAAGAAGACTCTTGGGGATTTTGTATGATAAATCGTAGATGGCATAAGGATATTGTAGACAATCAGCTTTTCCGAAATGATTGGAAGTGGCAGATAGACCAATGTAATAGATTGATGGTTGGTGGTACTAAATTCTATTGAAGGAATAGAAAAATAAATTGAGTTAAATGTTCGGATTATGTTTTATCTAGATTCGTAATAGGATGACAATAGTAGTAATAAAGAAAATAGAAAATATGTTCCAAACAGAAAAAAGACCATCAGGATACCCAACTTATTTAGTTATGTGTACTAAATGTTGAAAACAATTCCCTATGATAAAGTATGATATTTGAAAAACTAAACTATGTTGCTCATGTGCCAACAAGTATAGGGAATGAACAACCATGCGAAAGAAAACCTATGGGCGTTCGTGAGAAAAGTGAACTCCATTATACAAAAAATGGCAAGCAATAAAGATTAGATGTACTTATCCCAGCACCCATTGATTTAAGAATTATTGAGGTAGGGGTATAAGATGTGAACGGGAAACTTATGAAGATTTTAAAAGAGATATGTATGAAAGCTATATGGAACACGTAATGAAACATTGAGAGAAGAATACCACAATTGACAGGATAGATACTAACTGAAACTACAATAAAGAAAATTGTAGATGGAAAACAATGTTAGAGCAACAAAGCAATAAAAGAAATAATCACAGAGTAGTTTATAGATGAAAGGAATATCCAACTATGAAGTGATTGTGTGAGAAAATGTGAAAAGATTATCATACAGTTCATTGTAGAATTACAAGATACTGATGGAGTGTGGAAGATGCGATAGAGAAATAGATTTATATTTTAAACTAATAAGCATGAAAAAATCAGACAAACTTATAGAGACTATGGCACGAATAACGATCGTAGTAGTAGCTCTATTCATAATTCGGATCAAGTATCAGCTTTCAATATCTTAACTTTTTATTCTTAACCATATATAACAAT